TTGTTTAAACCATTCACGTTCTGCATAATCTAAAGTAATAATGTCTGAAGATTTTCTAATATTGACCCCTTCTGGAGGTGAAAATTGAAGATCAGCATTTGGATCAACATTAATTACAGGTCCTGCAATTAAATCTACAGAATTTGTATAATGTTGAGGTCTCAATTCCTTATTTCTTAAATCAATACTATTTTTATAAGAAACACCATCTTCTTGTGCAAGAAGTGAAGTAAAATTATCTACAAAAAATCCAGATTTAAATCTATTCAAACCGTTCGAGTCTGGAACAAAAAGTCCTGCAGTATTTGTTTCTAATAGTGAAAGGGAAGTATAATACTCTAAATTTTTAATACGATTTTCAAGTTGTTTAATATCTACCATTCGATATCTCTTATAATCTAAAAATTCTATAGAAGATTGAGAAACTTTATAAAGATATGGTGGTAAAAATATTGAAGCAACTTCTATTGCATCATCAACGGATACTGGTTTTTCTGGTCTTTCTGCAGGAGTACCATATTTGACTTGAAATTTTCCATCTTTTGAAAGATAAATTCGGTCAATTCTTCCCAAATAGAAAGAAAATGTTGTGAGAATAGATTCATCTGAGGCAAGAACATTTGCTGCAGAATTTCCAGATGCACTAAAACTTCGACCATAAAATTCCAATGGTGATCTGGAATTTTCAGATACGGTGTATGAAGAAGTTCTTGGTCGAATATCAATAATATCTGAATTTGAAATAGTATTTACATTTTGTATTTCTTTAACATAATCAAAAGTATCATATGAGTTTACTGTTGTAATATCTCCATCATCTGATGATTGATAGTACCCACTTTGAAAATAAATTTTTAGTCTTTTAGTTGGCTCATCAGAATCTGATTTTCTATTGATTACACCAAAATCATAAAATGTGCCTTCTTGCCCAGTCGAGAATGTATAATTTGAAGAAATATTAAAACTGTCAATATTTAATGTTACTACGATTGCACGAACATTTGATTCTTCAAATATTAATGTTTCTCCTTCTTTAAAAGTATTTTGATTTTTGTATATAAAGGAAATTTGAGTACTTGTTAATTTCTCTGCACAGATCGCAATTGCTCCACTTGTTTGCCCTGTGATTTTTTCACCAATAATCAACTCAGAAGTTGTTGTAGATGGGCTTGTAATTGAGAATAAAACAGCAGTTGGTGCTGATGGATCTGTTGTATCTAATGATTCATAAATTGAATGAATTTCAATCACATCAGGAACATTTAAACAAATATTTTCATCTTGAACTCTTGTACCATAAGCGTATTTTCCAAAAGTTAATCCATCGTTAATTGTAGTTCCACCAATTCCTGAATAATTATACTTTGATTTATCTACAATAATACTATTCACTCTATTTTTGAGTTTTGATTTTGCCTTTGGTTTTATTTTTGTAAGTGTCGTAACTAGTGTTGCATTAACATTAGTACCCGATCCAAGATTGTAAATTTGAAGTTGAGTTGATCCAGGTGTGAATGAGAACTTATCAGAAGTCAAAACTTCTGTGGATCCATCGGAACGGATTAATGAATATCTTTCTTCATCAAAGGGTAAGAAAGTTTCATTAGGTCCAGCAACTGCTGCTGTTGTAAGTTGATTATTTGATATAACAACAGGATAAGATTTTCTAATAGTTAAACTTGCATTTGTAAGATCAACAGAAGATATGTTATTTTTTGGAAGTTTTGTATAAAGAGTAGTATCTGTAGAGTCTTCTAAATTTGTTGTTAAAATTTGAAAATCTGTTACTGATAATGTTGCAGTTGGTAGTTTTCCTTCAGCAATTCCAGTAACAGTGGTAACACCAGAGATTGTAATTGTAGTAGTTCCCACACTAACAACTTTTGCAAATACTGGATCTGATAGTGAGGAATCACTATATGAGATTAAATTATCCTTCTTAACACTATTTCTAGGAAACAATATATTTGGACTTGTGACTGTACTAATGCCAGAAGAAATTGTTGAAATTGTAGCAATTCCAACAAAAAATGAAGTTGATTGAAGAACATCAGCCGTAAATGTAGATCCAGAACCAACAACTCCATAAACAGACTTAACATCAGAAATACCATATGATGTAATTGCAGTTGCTACTCTTCCATTTGCAATTCCATCAATCGTAAAAGACTCATTTGTTATAAATTCTCCTGTTTTTTCATAAACAGTTAATAGTGAAGAATTTGAAACAGATTCTTTTAGGAATGCAGTGGCACCACTATTATTTCCCTTAATAAAAGTCGGAACAGAAAGAGTAATGGGTTCGTTTAAACTAATCTCAGTGATTGTTTGAATATCATAAAGTGAAATATACCACTGATTAATATTTGAATTTGATGTATTGTACGATCCAGATTCTAATCTAAAATCATAAACTCTTGATAAACCAATCTCTTTCCCAGGAGCAATTGTGCTTGCAATACCAACTCTTTCATTTCTCAAACTTAATACATAAGTATTTCCAATTCCAATTACGGGAGATCCATAAACTCTGTTTAAAATTAAAGTTGGCCCAGTATTATAATTAATTGCCTGATTTTCTAAAGTCTTTGTTGTTCTTGGTTTTGGTACATCAAGAAATGTTGGATTGGTAGTTTGAATTTCATATCCACGAACAAATGCCTTTCCTGGAGAAATTTGATAAACTGCTAAATCATCAGTCGGAACTGATCCACCATAAGTAAATTGACCAACATTAAAGATACCACGATTTCCAAGTTGATCATTTAGTGACTCCTTAACAGATACATCAAATGGAGTTACACAATAGTCTCCAGATTCTGCATAGGTTCTTCTTGCTAATTCATCTGTTAAATTGCTATAATCTGTAGTAGTTTTTTGAGATTTTAAAACTCCTGCAGTCACAGATGCAAGTTCTACAAAATTATTATCATTAAAATCGTCTAAACTTTTTTTAAAAAGTGATACTGATATTCTAAATCTATCTGCTCCTGGAGCAGAATAATTATTAAATCCCTGAGAATTGTCATTTAAACTTTCATCAATATCTGGTGTTACAATTTCTTCGTTTACAAATAATCCAATTCTATAATTTGAAGTATTACTATATTGATCTAAAATTAAAGTTTCTGTTGCTACTCTTACAAACTGACCTCTTATAAAATAAACACCTTCAGTAATTGTAAAGGCAGATCCAATAGAAGTTGCATTATTTGCAAGAGTAATCGCAAATGTTTGCCCTGCTTGAATTGTACTATTTCCTAAGAGACCAGAATTTATTGTTGATCCTGCAAGAAGTCCTTCTCCATCAGAAAAAGTTTTTGTGGAATTATTTGTAGTACTTGAAGACAGATAGTTTAGATAAAGAGTGAGATTACCTCTCTCAGAATTTGCTGCAAATAGTACATTATCAACAACAGCAGTTACACCAGAAGTTTGTCCTGTAATTTTTGTTCCAATTAGTTGTGATGCATATGCCTCAACAGGAACTCCCAAATAAGAATTATTTAATTCAACCGCATAATATTGTGCATTATATCCAGTATTCCCTGGAATAACTTTTGCACCTTCTTTGAAAAAATGCTGTCCAAATTTTTCAATCTGATTTTGTAAAATTGATTGTAAGGTTGTGAGTTCTCTTGCCTGTACGGGATATCCAGGTTTAAATAGAACCTTAGAATAATTGTTGTCAGAATTAAAATCGTCAAAGTATGGAGATACGTTGAGATTAGTTTGTTGAGGCATAATTTCTTAGAATTGCAAAATAACTTTGATATCTTCTTTTTGATTTGATGATCTGGTGATTGACGGTCTATTGTCAACGTAGATTATATTGCCAGAATGTTTCTTAACTTCTGGGTTTGACAAACCATTCGAAAAAGGTTGACCTAAGTAGTATGTTCTATTATTTATCGTAGTAGAAATACCGGTAAATGATGTACTGATAGAAAGAGTTGTTGTACCATTAGTTGGTATAATTGACAAACTTCCACCCGTAGATGGAGAACTTGTAAAACGATTTAAGTTAAATCCATATGGAGGAGTGGTCTGTGCTGTTCCGACTGTATTAAATCCTGCAACTGATCGATCTTGCCAATACTTTAAAACTCCGGTTGTTTGATCATAATTTATAACTCTGCCTGCAGCAGTAATACCAGTTCCAATTGTCTGAGTAATATAACTATCTGCCACAAAGGTTGCTGAATCATATCCAATTCCTGTGAGTCTTAGGGCATAAACTGCACTTGCCTTGTCCAGAGTCATAATTTGTGTAGATCCAAATGATTTTGGATTCTTAACAATTCCAATTCGTGCAATTTGATTCCCTGTTATAAAATCGGGATTTTGAACATCATTTTCAATTCTTGAATATAAAAGAACATTAATTGCGCCGAGTTCTCGATAAATGTCATATCCGTGGCCTCCTTGAGGTGGAATAATAACATCAAAAGTAGGTCTCGTGGTTCCTGTTGGAAATTCACCAGAAATCAAATCGACATTTCCATAAGTGTATCCAGATCCCTGATTTGAGACTGTAATTGACTGGACTCTTTGATCATTATCAACTACAATTGTACACTCTGCTCCACTTCCATCTCCTTTGATTGGAACTCTTGTATAAGTACTATTTGATGCTCCTAAACCAACTCCTCTATCTGTAATTGTTACAATTTTGAGAGACCCATCTATTGCATTATTTCTGATTGCTGCACTTTCAGAACCAGTTTCCCAATCTGAAGGGACAGGTATAAAGTCTGTGGATTCAAATTTTACGATTTCACTGGGTTTAATAGTATAAAGGTATTTCCATATGTATTCATCTCCAGAAGAACCAGCAGACCTTGGTTCCAAATCTGTAAATGTTGGTTCGTCAAGAGATGGTTTCCCTGTAGGATTATCTGGACTAATTCCGTTATGTAAACAGATATAAACACGATAATCACTATTGATTACATAATAATTTGCTGAGTATAAATTAGTTGCTCCTGATATTGGAGCCGTATTTAAACTTGTATAATCATGACGATACATATCATAAGCAGTTCCAGAAGACCAAAACCTTTTTTGAATTACTAATCGAGCATCACTTGCATTAATTTTTTTTAATGCAATCATAGTATCCCAATAATTATTCTCCTCATTAAAATTGTCCTTTGGTGAAGGAGGACTTGTATCCCAATCCGATTGAAAATCTGTTGGATTTGGAAGACCAATAAAAGTATAATAAGAGTTTGTTCCAGTGCTTATTTCAGAAACAAAATTCTTTGCATTCAAAATTCGAATTTGATCAGTTATAATTGCTGCCATTGTATGATAGTTTTTATCTATTTATTAAACCGCAGTGGTACTTAAAGCACCAGCATTATCAACAATCAAACGATACTTAGTTCCGTTGGGAGATGTGAGTATCACACCATGAGAATTGCTCACACCAACAGAAATATCACCACCAATTATATGAAGTTTTGATGTTGGACTTGTGGTTCCAATCCCAACAGAACCAGGAATTGTAGTATTACCTGAAGCATCTAAAAGTGTTAGGGTTCGATTTAAAGTACCAAAAGGAGTACCAAGACCAGTAGTAGTATATTGTCTTACATAAATTGGTTCAATTCCATTATCAGCAGTTGCTATTTCTACAAATCCTTCATCAGATGCAGTACCACCAATCAATATTCTAAAAACATCATCGTTGGCCATATTTCCACGAACTAATTCTGTGGATCCAATTCCAGTTACGGTTGCTTCAACTTTAGTAGCAGTAAATTCATTTAAATTTGTCCCATCACCAAGATGATTATAAATTTCTAAAAAATTATTATTAATAATACCTCCAGCAGCACGAAGAGTACTGCCTGTATTATCATCTGCGACACTTCCAGTGTTTATTCCGATTCTTGCCATTTTAAAAGTTTTTAACTATTTATTGCTTAAGTATAGTCAAGATATTTTAAAGGTGCTGTGCGAATTACATATGCAGATGTAGAAATTCCACCAACTCCAACATTACCATAAAAATTAAATTCATTTTCTTCGGCTCTTGCAGTTAATTGAATTTTACCCCAACTAAAGTTTCCAAAGTAATTTGATGGAGTAACAACTCCTGTAAATCCACTTCC